AAACTATATTTGAAATAGAAAACTACTTGACAGATGAAAGCGGAAGATATCCCGATAAAGACAATCACACTTTAGATTTACAGCGTTATGTAGTAAAGTGGTTAGAAAAAAATATAGCAGGGTTTGAAGATAGGCAAGTTATAGTTTCACCTGAGAGTGTTTCACATGTAGCGTTGGCAAAGCATCAACTTTGGGGAACTCCGATAGAACCTGCTGAGGATTGGCCGTTTTTATGAATGATTTACACATTGCTATTATAGGGGCGATTATCCTTAATTTTTATTTATTGGGTAGACTATCTACATTAATACAGATAACTAAAAAGCAATCTGATATAACCGCACTAGCTTCCATTCATGCGTTAATATCCTCTGAGGGGCTACGTCGTTCTACTATTATTCAAAGGATTATAGAAAAGTATAATATAGTTGATAATGACCTAGCTAATAAAGCTAATGAATTAGACAAGGAACTGCAAGACGCTATTTTAGGTACTTCCGAGAAAATAACAGCCGAAAAATTGAAAATAAAACAGGAACTCTGGGGGGCGAATAACTTAAAGCCTGAGGACTTAGTATAATGACATCCGCTTACGACACAATCTTACAATACCAAGAAAGAACGATAAAAGGCGGTCAAAGCTACGCGACTACTAACGAGCTATTCCCCTTCCCTTTAGTTGCTTATGCTGATGATGAAGAAAAGTTATTAAATTGGTTAGAGGATACATGCGAAGCCTTGCAGATTATGCAAAGAGACCGCGCATGGCAGATGATTGAGAATGTCAACTTTTATAATGGTATTCAGCATCTTGCTGAAAACGAATTTAGTGATGGTATCGCTAGAGATATGAGAGGGCAATATCTCCAAGATGGTGATATTTTTGTAATGAATCATGCTAGGGATTTTATTAATCAAAAAGTCTCGATGTTAACTAGATTTAAACCTGCAATAAACGTGCTTCCTTGGAATAGCACCTACCACGACAGGTTAGGGGCTAAGTTTAGCAAAAGAGCTATTGACACTATTTTTTATGAGAACGAAATAGGCCAGATTGCAAGAGATGTAGCTTTTCATGCTGCTACTTGCGGCGAAGGATACGCAAGAATCAAGTGGGATAAAACTATAGGAGAGCTTACTCAACAACAAGCACAAGCCAATATAGCAGCGCGAGAAATCGGGCTGATAGATCCGAAAGAGATTATGACTCCTTATGAAGCCTCAGATGGTAGCATGGTTTATTTTGACATGCAGCAGAGGCTAGGAGATGTAAGGATTGAATTTTTATATCCTTGGATGGTGCTTAAAGAACCTGCTTATTCTTGGCGCGATGTTAATTATCTCTTTGTATTGCATGTAAAGCACCTAGAACAAGTTAGGATGGAGAATCCTACCGTAGATATAGATGGAAGCATGGGGCGAACTGATGGCCGATATAAAGGGCTATTTACTAGCTTTTTAGGTGAAGGCGAATACGTCGTAGAGGTAGAATTTTACCACAAGCCTACTGAATTTTTAGATTCTGGTTTTTATGCTAAGTTTTGCGCCGGAACATTGCTAGAAACTGCACCTTTACCTTTTAAGAAGCTCCCTATAGCAAGATTAACAGATTATGACGACTTGATTACTCCTCATGGACGGTCGTTTTTAACTGATATTAGGCCGCCATTAATACTACATAATAAGTTATTAAATTTGATGTATAGGAACGTCGCAATAGCCGGTCATCCTAAGCTATTAGTGCAAAGGGGAACTGTAAACCTAACCTCAATGGCGGCGGGTCCTCTCATTGTAGAATATGACGGGCAAGTAAGGCCGGAGATTATGACGTTTAATGCAATTGGTGGGGAAGTATTTAGCCTAGCACAAAACTTTATGAACCAGATTCAGCAAGTGGCTGGAGTGTTTGGTTTATCAAGAGGCGACACTGTTCCCAATGCTAGGGCGGCTGAGATTCTCAGTATTTACCAAGAGCAAGAAGAACAGCGGAACGGACCCCTAACCGACAAGTGGATCGCATGGATTGAAAAACTTGCAAAGTTGACTCTTGATTGTGCTGCTGAAAATTACAAGGCAGATGACAACCGAGCACTAAGGATTTTTGGTAAAAATAACGGTTATAAGCTCCGTAGATTATTAGATGTTGATGGACTGAAAGGTCCTTCTTCTGTAATTGTAGAAAGGACTACAAGTCTAGATGATACTAGACAAGGGAAAATAAATAAGATTGTACAACTGCAACAGCTCCCTATGGGTGATGGTGCTCCTGGAGTGTTTAAGCGCGAGCAGATTATAAGGATGCTTGATTTAGCTGATACAGAAACCTTTTTCGACTTGTATACTGCTGCGGTAGATTCAGCACAAAGCGAAAACGAAGATATGTACGAGGGGCTACCTGTGGAAGCTCCGCAACCGTACCAGAATTTGCCAGTGCACTGGAACGAGCACTTCTTATTTATGCAATCAAAGGAATTTTCAGACACAACAAGTGTCCCGCAAGCAGTTAGACAGTATTTTGCGGAACATCTTTTAGCTACTGAATATTTGATGTATGAGAAAGCCAAGAAATCGTTTGCTTTTGCTCAAGAGCTGATGACCATGCCTCACTTCCCTTGTTTATTGGAGATAGGGTCACAATCAGCTATACCTGAGACTCAAGCGACTATTGCACAGATTCTTTTACTTCACCAACAGCCGCCGTTACCAGCCGCGCCGATGGAGGTAGCTCCAGAGGTACCAGCTACTACGGAGGAACCAACTGTATAGATAAAGAGGAAAAATGGAACAAACACCAAGCGGAAACAATACACCAAGCTTTGATGGATCGAATTTTAACATCGACCAGATGAGCCGATTGATAGAGGAAGTCGAAACTAATGCTGAACTGGACGAAGTGGCTCCTTCTGCTGAAGAAACAAGCGAAGAAAAAGTTGAGACACAAGAAGAGGGAGATGATGCTCTTAGTGAATCTTTGGAGGTTGAGGATTCTAGCGACGACGAAGAAAAAGACGAAATAGAAGAAGATGCTGAAAAACCTGAAGAGCCTGAAAGTAAACTAATTAAGGCTAAGAAAGGAGATAAAGAGTTTAGTGTCCCTGAAGATGCAGTCGTTCCGGTAAAAGTCAATGGCAAAATTACTCAGGTACCTATTAAAGATTTAGCTGCTGATTATAGCGGTAGGACTGAAATACAAAAACGATTTACTCAATTAGACAACGAAAAAAAGACTTACGAGAAAGAAAGAGACTCTTTTGTTACCCATAAAAACGAGATAAGCGCACATTTGCAGCTTATGGCGACGCTGGAGCCTGATGAATTTATTCATCATTTAGCGACTTTAAAAGGCGAAGACCCTGACGAGCTATATGGGCGGATGGTGCAAAAAACCGTTGAGTTAATCAACACAATGGCTGGAATGACTCCAGAAGTTAGAAAGATTTATAATGAGAACAGGAAGTACAAGATACAACAAGCACTTGCGCAAAAAGCAAAAGAGCTAAACGAAAGCTCAACTAAAAAAACAAAAGAACAAGAGGTTAAAGATAAAGCAAAACAACAAGTATTTGCACAGATGGAAAAACTTGAGATTACACAGGATGAATTTTTTGCTGCTGGTGAAAAGATGGCCACTCTTATTGATGAGGGTAAGATTGAGGGTAACTTTAATGAATACGATATTCTAGAATGGGCTAGAGAAGAAAAAGTATTGACATTGATTGATGATACAGTTAAAGTCGAGCTACCTAAAGCCACTACTGAGTATAAAAAGAATCTCAGGAAAGCTTTAAAAGCTGAGGAAGCCTATTTAGGTAGGTATCTAACTACAGATGAAATCTCAGCTATAGTTGAGCGATTAATTAAAGATGATCGCGCGGCTGTTAAGAAAAACCTAAGTACGAAAGCGGATACCGCTACATCTCAAAGGGCACGTTCTAAAACAGCAAACACAAAAGATGAAAAACTAGTCCTCTCCGACTTTATGAGATTTATGGGGAGAGTTTAAAAGTGTTTGTTAAAATTTTAGAAAATGTCCAATATTACAAAACTTACTGATGCAGATATTGCCCGTTTACTTAAACGGCGATACCGACCTTTAGCCAATAACACTTACGCTTTTTATGATGCGATCCTTGCACAATTCCCAAGCGAAATTGGAGGATTCGGCGAAGAGTTACAAAGAACAATCCAGACCTCTCTAGGTGGATCGGTTGGTGCGTCTTTAGACGGCTCCGCGCTTCCAGGGTCTAACGTAGCGGCTACTATCCGTGAAGCACATTCAGGAAAACGACACTACGCTAGAGCGATGATTGACCAATACGCTATTGAAAATAGCAGACAATCTGAGGACGCAATAGTAAAAGTTGTTGACTTTGAAATTAAAAATAAACTTCTCTCTTTCAATAGAAACCGAGCGAGAAATTTTTTCAACGATACAACCGGAGTTTTAGGACAATTTAGTGCGGCCTCTGGTATAGGTGGGACTGCTGCGAATCCAACAGTAACTATTCAAAGTGGCGGACGTTATAGACGACGACCATTACACTTTGAGCCAAAAGATTTTGTTAACGTAGGTGAAGCCGGTTTAGTTGCTAGCGGAATCGCGGCTGCTATTCCTCCTTTTACAACTGCGCCTAACTCTAGCGTATTTGAGATAACCTCATATAACAAAAACACTGGCGTACTTTCATTAAAAAGAATAAGCGGGTCTTTAGATATTACAACTGGGTTAGATGCTCTGAAGTTTTATAACGTATACATGCAAAACTCTTGGACTGCTGATAGAACAGGGATTTTTGATGTATTATTTGCTAGCTCAATCTACGGAGTGACGAAGCAATACCGCTACGAGCCTTTTATAGTACCAGGGACAACAGCATCGGATGTTGGGGGCGTAGAACTTACACCAGATCTAATCACTAGCGTATTTGACCAATACAGCGCAGAGACAGACGGAAAGAGTTTTACTCATATCGTGCTCCCTCCTTTACAATGGCGGAAACTAAAAAACCAATTAGAAGGCCAAGGCGTAAGACTCCAAGGAACGACCGTAAAAGCTGCAAGCTCTGGAATAGGCGACAAAAACGTATTTGCTGAAATTGGATACAATGCAATCAAATACTACGGCCAAGACAACAACTGCGTATTAATGCAACATAGATTGCTACGCGATGACATGGTAGTATTCTTTAATAAAAATGAGCATGTTATCCGTGATATTATGCCCGCCGGTTGGTTTGAGAAAGACGGCACGATGTGGCTAAGACTACCAGAGCAAGACTTCTACGAAGCGCGGTATGGTTGCTACGGTGATAACTTGTTTAACCCTTACCACTTTGGATTTATTCAGAACCTATCTATCACAGAAGGATAAGAATGGGATTTTTAAGACCAAGATGGATTGAGCAGAAGCAAGATTTAGGCTTAATCCTTATTACATTCCGAGTAGATGCCTCTGAGGTACCTGCCACAGCTTCCGCAAAAGCTACCGATGCCGCGAATAAAGCGGCATTACCTGAAGGATGGAACCATGCGATAGTAAATAAGCCTGCTACTGGTAGGTTTGTTTTTAGCTTATCGGCTCCTTCGGCTAGGGACATCGTAATCCAAGGTATTACTATAGAGGGGACAACCGCTAGACTACATGGTGTGACTGCCATAGGTAAAACGGGTTTTGAAGTGCAGACGTATAATAGCGGTGGAACTCTTACAGATAATGATTTTTTTGTAACTATAGGCGTGTTTAAAACTAACAAGGTTTACTAATGGGTGTTGATAGAGGACTAGAAATTTTAAGCCGATTGGTACGCTTACAAAGCGATGCTGGAGACATAGAAATAGCAAACACTGATGCAACTGGGAAGCTATCAGCTACGCTAGGAGCATCGGCGATATTAGAACTATTTGCTGGTACTGATAAAGTCATTGACGTAGCTGCTGGATTAAAACTCAAGATAGAGACAAAGACAGCAACAACCGCGGATGCTACCGAGACGTTAATATGGAATCGTGCAGTCCCGACCTCTGGATGTGTGGGGGCATTGGCTTTTGTAGTTGCTAAACATACAGGCGCAAACGCTGATGGCCTTGTAGCTGTAGTTTGGAACGCTTGCACAAACAACGCTGGTACTACTGCAATACTTAACGCAACAGACGGCGGATCTGTAATAGAAAATGCATCGGGATCGCCTACTACGGATTTTGATGTCAATAATACAGCGGACACGATAGAATTAAATGTAACTGGTATAGCTGCGCAAACTTATAAGTGGACGGCTATTATAGCTTCATTTGAAGTAGTTTAACGCTATAAGAGGGGGTATCTTCTTTTATACTGGAAAGGTGGAATGGCTTATAAGACTTTTGCAACTTCTGGGGTTGTAGCGGCTGCTTCAATTGCGGTGACTGGAAACGCTCCTACGCAATTAATTACAAACACTAGACAGGCGGTCATCGTTGCTATTGAAAATAAACTAGATCAACCGTTGCAGATTTTTTTTGATAGGCCAGAAGCTCCGGCGGCTGGTGCTACTCCTGATTTAGTGCTTTTAGCTTCAACTAACATCACTTTAGATTTGCAAGCAAGCCGACGACGAACATCATCAACAATTTATGGAAGGATTGGGGCTGGATCTGGTAGTGGATCAGTGGTGGTTAATATAGTAATGTAAGTTTATGAAGATAAACTGGGGCAATATACTAACTAATACAATCCAATCAGGGCTTGAAGTTGGAGCAAGTTACCTTGCCGGGGAACGACAACGAAAAGAGCAAGAAGAGCAAGAACAACAATTACAAGTCCAAGAAAACATTGCAGATGAAGAAGCAAGGCGGCGATTTGATGAGATGATGAAATACCGCTACGCTGCACTTGCACAACAAGGCGCAGGTGGTGGGACTGACCCTAAGTTGTTAGCATTAAAACAAGCTGAACTTAAACTACAACAAAAACAATTAGCCGAAGAAGTGAAATACAATCAGGCTGTACTTGCTGCAAGAGAAAAAGAGGCTTTACAAGAGGGCTTTTTTAGAAAGCTACAAACTCAAGGTGAAGCGGAGCGAGTAAGATCCCAAGGATTCCGCGATTTATTATCGGCCTACCAGACAGCGTATGGCAATAGATAGCGACCCCAAGACTATTATTGAATACACTATTCAAGCGGCAGATTTTTACGGAGTGCCGCGAGCGGATGCGCTTAGAATCGCTGCTGCTGAGAGTAGCATGGGAGCCAATACGGCGAATTATAAAAATAAAGATTATGTAGGAGCTTTCCAATTAGGCGAAGCTGCTGCGAAAGATGTAGGAGTTACTAACAGAAACGACGTTAAACAAAATGTATTTGGTGGAGTTGCGTACTATAAGCAGATGCTAGATGCAAACCAAGGGGATAGAAACCTTGCTTTAGCTTCTTATAATGCTGGGCTAGGAAGAGTTAAACAAGCTGGGGGTGATATATCAAAGCTTCCAGTGGAAACTCAAAACTACGTTAGAAATACACCTAACATAGACTTAACACAATATGGGGTTACGCCTAGCCAGATTGGTTCGCCTATTCCTTCAGCGAAGAAAGCTAGTGTTAGCGCATTTGGGCAACCTTTACAAAGAAAGCAGGTTAGTAATGTTCAACAACCTAATATTAGAGATTTAGCCGAAGCACAAGCGAAAGAGCGACTCCAAGAAGTTGCGAAAAATAAAATTAGTAGCCAATTATCAAACAAGCCAACGGCGGCTTCTCCTAGCATGTTCTCTGTATCAAATATCGGTAGCTCTGGTAATGTGATACTTCCAGCAGCGGGTGCTTATGGTATGTATGATTTATTTGGTAATGACAGACGAGGGGGGCGAGCTGTTATCCAAGGTACTGCAAGTGGCGCAGCGTTAGGATCATATTTCGGACCCATGGGGGCGGCTGTAGGTGCTGGGGTTGGTACGTTATTAGGTGGTGGTGCTGCTTTGATGAATAAACCGCCTAAGACTAAGAAAGAAGAGCAACGCTGGCAAAGATTAGCAAAACAAGGTTTAGATATTCCTGATTGGGTACAAGATGGGGTCAACATTAAGGCGAAAGATGCTGGATATAGAGCAGATTTACCTTCTGATTTTATTGGGGTGGCTCCTACTGCTGGTAAAAGCTCTGGTGGTATAGCTGATCAAGCTGGCTCGTGGGTCAACAATGCATTTGCAAAAACTAGGGATGAAAAATACCTTACCGGTAAAGATATTTGGGGTTATGCTGTATGGGCAGAGAAATTGGGCAACTCATGGATGGCTGGAACTTCTGAACAACGCGAAGCTATAGCAGACGAGGCTTTAAAGCGAGGTTTAGTAGATGAAGCTAAGGGAACTATTAACATCAAGAATGACCCTGAATTCTGGAAGTTTGCAGAAAGCACAATAAAAAACATACCGTTAAGTAATTCGGTTAGAACAGCTATAACAGGTTTAGAATCAGGAAGGATGAAGCCTGTTACGCGACCGATTGCTTAAAAAGCTACTGTTTCGTATAATTAAAACTAGTTTTATCAAAGTAAAATAAGATACTTTATGAAAAAATGTGAATACTGCGGCAAAGTCTTAGAAAAGATGGACGACGAAGAAGTTTCAGAAGATGAGATGGAAGAAGAGGAGCCAGAGGAAGAAATAGAAATTAAGGTTATTACCGCCGGCAATGAAAAGATGGGGAAAGGTGTTAAGACTTTAGGCGATATAGCGGAAAAATTCTTTAAAAAGAATAAATAATGACTCTTATTTATGTGGGTGAACTTGTTTTACAAAGTCGAGAGGATACACAGAACCTTTACGATATCCCCACGGCTACAAGCAAAAGAGGCATTACCGACGAAGCGTATGTCAGATATTTGAATTATGCCCAAGAGAGCATAGAGCGGCAGATTACCGCTAAGTATTCCAACATAATGTTTAACACCGCTGAGATAGCAATAACAGAAGGTGTAAATAAATACTCGCTCCCTGATAATGTTTATTTAGGGCTAAGAATTGGCCTTGTTCAATACTCACGAGATGGCAAAGAAGAGAACTTTGTTACTTTATATCAAAAACCTGATTTAGAAAATGATACATCAAGCGGCACTCCTTATGCTTGGCATAGGGAAGGACCTTTTGAGCGTGATAGTGTTCAGATAGTAGTTGAGCCTATCCCTACAGGTGTTATATCTGGTGCTAAGTTGCGCGTACGATATCAGAGAGCAATAGACCGCCTATCTTTAAGGATAGGTCAGATAACCTCTGTAACGGTCGCTGGTGGCCTTATTACGGCGATTACTTTAAACAATAGTACAGCACTTACCGACCAATTAAACGCGGCAGCACTTAACCGCAAGCCTTTATGCATCGTTTCACCGGAAGGTATACCAGTTGCTTATAATCTCATTTATACTGGGTATAATAGCTTATCTGGAGTAGTGACGTTAGCGACTCCCTATAAGTCCCCTATCCTATCGACGCGAGCGCCTCAAAATAACGACTATATAACACTAGGCGAATACGCTACGACACATTGTACACTTCCACAAAGCGCACAAAGTTATTTGATAGAATACTGTAATCGTAGGATTAAGAAGCGCGAAGCATCCAAGGCAGATTGGCGAGCTATAGACCAAGAAGTAGCGCAGATTGCATTTGAGATAAGCAACGCTTACGCGATGAGTGACAGCACAACTCCAAAGCCTATTGCATTAACTGGATGGGCTAAAAATATGCTTACAATAGATGGCGTATTTAGACGGGGGTTATAGGTGGTTAACATTGTCAACAATGACGCGCAGATAAAACAATACTTTGAAAACGCGCAAGGGATTCAAAGAAAATTAACGCCATTAACAGCGAAAGAAAACTATTTTAAGTCTTTGCAGAATATGCAATTAGGACTGGGGTATTCTTTAGAGGGTGAAACGGGCTTTCAACAGATAGGCCAATTTGGGCGATTTTATGGGCTAGCTAGTTATAGTTATTTAAATACTAGTACAGGAAAGAATCAACAAGATTTACTCGCTTTTAATGGTTGGATGTGGAAGCTAGTCGAATATGGTTTTACTATAACAAGGGTATCCGGTAACACTAGCTGGGGCTGGAAACATTACTATAGCACATCGGCTGGACAGTTTAGATTTGAAATTATCCAAGGCGGCGCGGTTGTTTTTAGCCAAAATTTAGGCTCTGGATTAGAGGAACTCCCGTATAACATTGACAACTTGATAGTTGCTATAAATGCTTCGGGGATATTTACCGCAGCGTATACTACAACACCTTCGGCAATTAGTAACGCTAATCAAACTGTAATTGGTCCGAATCCTATCATCTCGGTAGATTCTAGCAGATTAAATGCTAATGTAGGCGACTACTTAACTTTTTATAATTACTATAACAGCTTTAATCCTGGAGTCTTTTTAAATAGGAACTCTTTATCACAAGCACTAGTAACAGCCAAAACATCTTCAACAATCTCGCTTCAATATCCTGGGTATATCCAACTAAAAAACAATCAAGGGTTAGGTTTAGCGAGTGCCCCGGCTGCAAACATTCCTTTACAGGAAGTAGCTGCGAATACAAATAACACTAAAACTATTCCATTCCATTCTTGGACTAAGGTTATATCAGCTTTAGATTCTATCCCTAGTATTGCATGGACTGGAATTGTAGCTTTAGGTACTGATATTTATGCGACCGCTTACGATGATGATATATATGAACAAGTCAATTTAAACGGGGAATTTTCTAAGCTAAAGGTACTGAATCAAAGCAACTGGAACGGTATCGACATTTTGGGTAGTAATATTTACGCATGCATAGAAAATGGGGATATTTATAGACAATTAAACGGGTCAGGTGCTTTTACTGCGCTTAATCAAACATCAAGAGCATGGCGAGCTTTAGGAGCGCAAGGCGCGGACATGTACGCGTGCGTGACTAATGGTGATATTTATCAGCAATTTGGTGGAGCTGGTAACTTTATAGCACTAGGTCAAACTTCTCGAAACTGGGCAGGTTTAACGCAATTAGGCGACTTTTTGTATGCTAGTGTAAATAATGGGGATATATATAAAGCCTATAGAAAGATTAATCCTCTGGCTCCATTAAATCAGACTTTAAGAAACTGGATGGGAATGACTGTTAGGGGTAGCGATGTATACGCTGCCACAAACGGTGGTGATATCTACATGCAGACCAACGGGACAGGGAACTTTAACGCATTGAGCCAGACTTCTAGGGCTTGGCGCGGAATGACTAGTAGAGGAAATAATGTATATGCTACCACAGACGGTGGTGATATCTACATGCAAACCAACGGGACAGGGAACTTTAACGCATTGAGCCAGACCTCTAGAACTTGGTTGAATATGTGTACTTTTGATGGTGATGTTTACGCAGTCACCTTTGGTGAAAGTATATATGTCCAAAAAGATGGGACAGGCAACTTTATAACAACAGGGGCAGACAATCGACAGTACAGAGGGATTACAAGCCTTTCAAGGAAAACTTACGAAAATTATTTATACGTTAGCGGTAACAATGATATTTATGAGTCGCGGCGGATAGTCAGGCTCAATCAAACTTTTCGCTCTTGGTACGGTATTACATCTTGGTATGATAACATATATGCATCCGTCGTTAGTGGCGATATTTACAAGCAAACTGGGGGGGCAGGTAGTTTTGTAGCTTTAGGCCAGACAGCGCGAAGCTATCGGCACATGACAACTTTTAATAACCATGTTTATGTGACGGCACGGAGTCCCGATAGCCAAGTTTATCAACAATTAAATGGGGTAGGTAATTTTATATCTTTAGGGCTTACAAATAGGGAGTACCAAGCAATTTGCGGTCATTCTGGGGCTAATCCTGGGCTATATGTTACCGTTATAAATGGGGATATATATAAGCAAGATAATGGAGTGGGTGCCTTTAATGCATTGGGACAAACTTCTAGGGTATGGGCGGGAATCGCGTCATTTGGGAATGATGTATATGCGTGTGTAGAGGGCGGAGATATTTACAAGCAAACGAACGGAACGGGAAATTTTGTAGCTTTAGGACAAGCTACTCGAAACTGGGTAAGTTTATTTGCTTATGACGGCGACATGTACGCGACAACGTATGGTGTTGATGGTAATTTATATAGACAAGTTGGGGGTACTGGTAACTTTATTTCATGCGATCAGGTACCACGAGATTATCTTGGATTGCATGTACCTTCTAACGGTGACTTGTATGTGTGTGAAAATAACAAAGATATTCATAGAGGGTTTAAACCGTTTCATTTCACAGCATTAAACGAAACAGCTAGAAACTATTGGGGGATGGCTACTATAGGAAAAGACGTTTATGTGGTAGTCCCAAGCGGTACAGTTTATAGACGAATTGGGGGGATGGGGAATTTTGTAGCGCATGTTGATGGTCAAAATAGCTCAAATATGACCGCTTTAAATAATAAGCTTTATGTAGCAGGATCAAGTAATAATGATATTTTCGCAAGCCTTCAACCTGAGGAGTTTACGCCATTAAGCCAAGCTACGAGAGCATGGCGAGGGATGACTACACAAGGCAACGATGTTTATGCTTGCGCGTATAATGATGATGTATATAAGCAAACAAACGGGTCAGGAACTTTTGCCGCACTAGGGCAAACTACAAGAAATTGGACGGACATCACAGCGCAAGGATCCAACTTATACGGATGCACCGACAACCAAGATATATATAAAATACCTGCTGCTGGGAATCTTTTAGAATCAGTTACAAGCGCAGCTACTCAAAGTATGCCATTTGGTAACTGGTTTATAGATAATGATTTAAATTCTGAGACTTCACCTCCTTCTAATATAAACGTAGCTAACGCTCAACAGGCTTTTTACGTTGTCACACCTAGCGCGACAAACCGCGAGCATGAGGGATACCCAAACAGATATGATGGCCGATTTATTTCAAGGGCAGGTTTACCACGGCCAACAATTCAAAGCATAAGCAACACTGGATCAAGTACCCTAACGAACACTTATTATGATTATATAGTAGTAGCTAGATATAAAGACGCTAGAGGGGTGATAATTGAATCAAGAGCAAGCGAGCCTTTTAGGATAAATAGAGGCTCAATTTTTACCTCAGCACCTTCTAATATCACAGTAAATAGCATTAAATTTTCTAGTGGTTTTAATGTTGGTGGTGTTAAAATAGTAGGTCCGAACGTCGCACTAACTGGCGCAATTAATGTAGCTTTAGGGCATCCATTTCAAGTCAATGACATTGTATTTTTTCAAGTGCAAGGGTATCAACGAGGAGCAACTGCATCGGCTACTATTTTAAGTTTAACTAATACTACGTTAACGCTAGGCAATTTTCAGAATTGCAGCGCAAACGATTCTTTAATAGTAAATGATTATATTTCATACGGTTTAACTTTTAGAGCATTTAGAACAAAAACCAATGGAGTAAACTTCTTTTTTGCTGGTGAAGCTCCGAATAATCCTCTTTTTTCTATTTGCATTATTCCTACGGAGAATTTGCAAACAATCGCAACCGCCGATAATAATTTAGGCTATCAATATGAGGAGCCTATTTTTGGAGAAGAACCGGACGCACCGCCACGAGGTAAGGTAATAACAGTACACGACGGGCGACTAGTTTTAGGACAAGGGCAAACAGAACCTAATAGCATTTATTGGAGCAAAACAGGAGGTGCACCATCATCTAATTTAGAATCATTTCCAGCTTTAAACACCGCTGTAATCCCGTCGACACAAAAAGGGGGAATAACCGCGCTTATATCTGATAAGCCTGGCTCTTTAATTGTAGGGAAACCTACTGGTATTTATGTAGTTGAAGGCGATTTAGGGAATAGAAATTTTGGGGTAGAAATAAGAAACGAAGGAGATTGGGGGCTTGAATCACAATCTAGTGTTTCAAAAGTAAACGGTATTATCTTAGGAGTATGTCAGTTAGGTATAACCGCGCTGCAAGATGGAAAGTTATCAACTGGATTAACCTTACCTATTAATCCTTTAATAGAAAACGACCCCACATGGAACCCAAGTTTAGCAATAGCAATAAATGACGTTTCAAATAAAGAGTACCACGTTTACATACCCTATTTGAATACTAACTTTGGAAGTGGGAACCGCGAAGAGTTAGATAAATTTGTACACTTAGGATTAGATTATATTAACGGAGATATCTGGCTAGATAAGAAATACCCTAGAGGGATGCAACCATCGGGCGGTTTAGCTGTATATAATAATGATAGGTACCATCTAAGCTCAGGGAACATTACTACGGATTATATGGGGCGATGCTTTAGGCAATTAAAAGGTACCTCTTTAGTCTCTGATCACTATCAATTCCACGGGCAACCTATTCCCTACATAGTAGAAACTTACCCGATGCACAACGGCGATCCTAGCTTTGATAAGCTTTGGATAGAGATGAAGCTATGGAACTTGTTTTTAAGTGTGGACAACGACCTTGCAAGATTCGTGCCGTTTACTTGGACGATTAAAACATTCTTAGGCTTTAATAATTCAGTAGCTATAACTGATACTACTGAAACATTTAGCACAGTAAATGACTATGAAAAGATGATTAGTTTTTTTCAACAGCCAGAGGCTAGAGCATTAACTTTACAATTAACTTGCCAGACTATAAAAGAATGTCCACGATTAACAGGATTTGAGATTATCTTTAAAGATTTAAGCGAGCTGGGGCGATTTTATAAATGAAGATTAATCCTGCTACTCTTAAACAAGAATCTAACTTGTCGGCTACTGAGTTTTTAACAACTAGGGCTGATGACGTTGCATTGATTATGCAGCAGTGCGCTAATTTAATCATGCCGGTAGGCGCTCCGATTCCTTGGTTCGGGATAAACAATCCCGACCCAAAAAGATTTATTTTTTTAATTGGGTTAGTATTACCTATAAGCGATTACCCAGAACTTGACGAAATATATGGATTCGTATTTGGTAGAGATTTAACAAATAAAACTTTTAACACTCCGAACTTACAAGGGCGATACTTATGCGGGCTTGATGCTACTGGCACTGGGAGCTCACTTGGTGGTACATTTGGGGCAAAAGGTATGGCACATTTTCACGGTATGGGTACTGGTGCAGATTTAAATATAACAGCTTCAGGGAGCCACTCGCATAGCACTGGAGTAGCTAATCAGAATTTTGCAACTATAAACCCTGCTGCTGGTGCGAATGCTGCTGCTGGTGCTGTTGCTTTTGGTATAGGTGGCAATATAGCCAACACCGCAACAGCGACACACACTCACGGTAGCAGTAACATAGATGGGCGGATTGGTTTAGTAACTAACGGACAAGATGGTAATAGTGCTTTATTTCCTCCTAGTATAGCTTGTAACTTTATAACAAGATTTACCACAAAGTAAAATTATGTCAGATAAATTATTAACAGATAGACAGCGCACCGAATACGAGCGAATTAAAAAAACTAAGGGTAAAGCTGCGGCGGATAAATGGAAAGCCGACTTGTTAGCACGACAAGCGCAGCCAGCACAACCGAAACAACAAGCGGCACAACCGACGCCACAACCAGCGCAGCCAGCACAACCGAAACAACAAGCGGCACAACCGACGCCACAATCAGCGCAACCGAAACCACAACCAGCGCAATCAGGGGCAGGTCGACTATTAAGTGACAAAGAGCGAGACCAATACGAGGCCATTAAAAAAGATGAAGGCAAACCTGCTGCTGAGAATTGGAAAGAACAAATACTAACAAACCGACCACAACAAGCGATACCAGCACCACAACCAGCGCAACCAGTTGTACCGGCGCAACCTCCAACAGTAGCACCGCCAGCGGATACAGCTACCCTAGAGGCCGATTTGCAAAGAGCTAGAGAACTAGCCGCAAGATTTTATAATACATCGCCGCTTGAGCCGGTTGTTAATCCTTACCAATCGCAGATGGTAGAAATGCTTAACCGGCGGCAACAATTAAGCGATCCTAATAGCACATTCTACGCGGCTAAAAGGTCGGCGGATATAGCTGGGATAGTTGAAAGGATGCGCGAAGGACTAGAGGGATATAACGCCGCAGAGAACCAAGCACTACGCGAAGCAATGAATAGAGAAGTAGAGGCACAACTAGCTACAGATATAGAACGCGCTCGAAGCTCAAACGCCGCTAATTTAGTCTTTGGGGGTGCTGCTGCTGCGCGTGAGGATATAGCACGGCGCGGAGCTTCACGAGCAAAAGCTCAAACAGAACAAGATATATTTTTAAAGAATATAGATGAGAGACAGAGACGGCTAAGGGATTTTACTGAGATGGTAACAGGCACCGAAGCAGATGAAAGACGAAGAGCCGAAGAAGCAAGACGAAGCTATGAAGGGACGTTAGCTGATATGTCAAACAGAGATATCTTGCTACAACAAGAAAGAAACGCTTTAGAAGCTCAAAAACGCTCAGCGGAAGCAGGTGTTATGACTGGGTTAGCCAACATTTTGCAAGGAGGCAGGTCAACAGCGGCTCAAAATTTAGCAATGGAAGAGTTTTTCAACAAATTGAATAAATAAAATGGTAATACCAAGATTTTCTTTTGACCCAAGTTTAAACGAAGAAGAAGATATCTACTCTTTAGGGGTAGATATTCCAGAACAAGATTTTGAATTACCAGAGCTATCAGCTACCAATCTCGGCTCATTTGAAATGGAAGAATCACCTCCTTTAATGTTTAGAGGAGAAGCAAGAGCACCTAGAAATGAGCCTATCCGTAGTATCCCACAACCTGCACCGATGATGCAACAACAAGACCCATTAGCAATGATGGCAGATAGGATGCGGAGCCTATTTGATACGACTTCCATAGATGCAAAGATTCAAGAAAAAAGAAATTTACTAGATAGTCAGATTTTAGATAGCTACAAAAACCCTGAAACAAATATGCAAGATACGTTATTAAATGCAGCTATAAGCGCAGCACCAATGCTACTTGCTAGTGCATTTATTGATACAGGCAGGTATGGAGATTTATTATTTAAAGGTGCTGGGGCATCTTTTAAAAGAACGCAAGATATGCAAACAGCGGAAGCGGCTGCAGAACAAGAGATGCGAAAAACGCAAGCAAGGCAGACCGCGCAAGAAATAGGCGATTTAATTAATGAAAAGAAAGCACTTTCTAAAAGTGCAATAGATATAGAAAAAGAGCTACTCTTAAAGTCTATTCCTGATACTACAAAGCCAAGCTATACAGATGAAGCTCTCAGAGGTATAAGCCAACAAGCTAAAATACCTTTTGAAGTGCTAAAAGGGGCACCAGCTTCTGAGGTAGATAATTTAATTAAACAGTTAAAGCCAGAAAGCGTAGAAAAGCCAGTGGATTTAGAAACTGCAAAAGTGTTAACAACAGGAACAGAAATAGACCCACAAACTTTAGTAGGCAAACCATTTTCACAAGCAATGCAAACTACGAATGTTGCAAAAACATCTCGTGAGAAAGGATTTGGGGTACCTCTTACCTTAGAAGAAAGACAGAATTATGCCACACAATTAGGAGTCCCAGTTGAAGAAATCCCCGACGATGTGGGACGTGCAAGAGAATTTTCTAAAACAATCCAATCAGCAGAAAGGATAAAACAAAGACAGGAACAACTTGCTATAGCACAAAAAAAAGCTGCTGGAGAAGATAAAACTAGACCATCTCAAAAGACAGTAACAGGAGTAAAAGACGGAATAAAAGCAATTGAAAGGACGCAACAATTAGTTAATTTATTAAAAGGATTAGGAAATAATCCTATTACATATCAAGTATTAAAGGAGCTTCCAGGATTTGATGAGAGCCTAACAAAAAGGGCACTAACTCAATTAGTTACATCAGCAAGAAACGCGGCCGAATCTGGAGTACTAACAGATTCAGATCGAAGAATTTGGACAGGTATCGTAGTTGGTGGCCCACTAGAAAGTCCTGCGACTATAGCTAGAGGGTTAGAGGAGTTAGTGATTAGACCATCTATCCAAGTAGTAGAAACGGACTTAAAAGTCGCAAAAGCTAGCGAGAATGTAACAGAGGTTAAAGATATTTTTTATGATTTTCTAAAAGATAATCCAACCGCGAAACTTCCCGGTATAATGGGCTATAGTCCTTCAACAGAGTTTAAAGATTATATAAATGCAAAAACAGGACAGGTGGCTACTCCATCGGGACAACCGACAGCACCGATTAAGGTTAGAACTAGGGTAATTAATGGAGTTAGATACCCAGACACTCCAGAAGGCCGCGCACAATTTTTAAGAGATCAAAGGGGGCTTAAATAATGGATGAGTTAGAGCTTGCTTGGGAATCTGCCCCAATAGAAGATGAAGATGAATGGGAATCGGCTATAATTGAAGAGGAACCGACTGCGCCTTTAAGGCAAGAACCCGTTATGCCTAGCACTCCTATAGGAGAGTTTAGGAGTCCGGGATTCTTTGAGACTTTAGGAGAAAGAGCCAAAGGAGCTATTACCGCACCTTATGAAGCCGCAAAGACGGGGATATTAGGGCTTGAAGTCCTTACAGGGCAAGGCGAAGAGGGTGACAAAGAAGAGCTATACAGTAGAACCATTGAGCCATTCACACAGAAAGAAACATTAATACCGTTAACAGGAGCGGCTATAGGTGGTGGGCTTGGGCTTGTTACTACAGGGGGATTAGGTACAGGCGTAGGTGCAGGGCTTGGAGCTGCTGGAGCAAAACAAGTTGCCGAATGGTTTGGAGTTTTACCCGAAACAACCTTCGGGAGTAAAGCCGCTGATGTACTAGCGGATATTACAGGCGCAAAATTTGGACAAGTAGTTGGACGCAAACTTAAAGGTACTACCGAAGAGCGTGCGCCTACTAGGGCTTTTAGTGAACAGATGCAAGTAGAGGTACAGAATCCTAATGCACCTAGTCAACTTTTAGGATTTGCACCAAAAAATTTACAAGAGCAGCGCGCATCTAAAGACTTAAACAGAATCTTAAATGACCCTACTAGTGAAGTTAATCAAAAGTTTTTCACTGAAAGCGCAGTCAGTAAAGACGGGATAGAAACTTCTGTATCTCCTTCTACTATAGGTGAGGCAAAAAATAAAGCAACCGTTATAAAAGAGACAGCCTTACAAAATAGACTTGATTTTTTTCAAAAGTTTAAAGAAAAGTACGGAGATATAGAACTTAAAAAAGACGATAGATTTAAAACAGCTATAGAAAACACTGATCCTTGGAAACGGTTAGAGGCTGAAGTTAATACAGGGTTAAAATCCGGTAATAAAGAGATTGTAAATGAGGCTCTTAACAAAAAACAATATTTAGATAATCTTATCCTTTCATATAAAACTGGTGTTCCAATTAATTTTGAAAATATCCAATTCGAGATTGATAAAGTAAATGATGAGCTAAAAGAGTTACAGGCTTATAATAGCACTACATTAGGGCGACCAGAACTTGAGCCATCTCAAAAACTAAAATTTGAAACGGCAGAACTTAGACAAGCTGCTTTAATGCAAGTTAGAGAACAAATTTTAAAAAAAGCAGATCCAGAGTTTGCCGTTAAGTTTGATTTAATTAACAAAGAATACCAAGATGCAAAAGACCTAGAACGGTCATTTAGCACTATAGAGGATTTGCAATCTAAGCAAAGAACAAGAGAAGGAGCTGCCGACCAAGAAAGCGCAGAAGTTAGTACTCTAGGATATGCTACTGGAGCAGCTACGACAGGTAATGTGATAGGTGCTGCTTTCGGTGGTGCCATTAATCAAATACGCCAGACAATCGGGGGCGCTACTGATTACATAACTGGCAAAGACCCAAGATTAAAAAGGATGCAAGCTTTCGATAAAAAAACACAAGAAAGCTTACAACTGTTAAAAAACAGACAAGCCTTAATGCAAGGCGGCCAGCTTCCCAATCGTAGGCCAATAGTCAACCCAGACGGTACTATAGGGAAAATTACAACGGGAATCGGCTCACTTGCTGAGCTTCTAGGTATAGCACAAGCAGTTGTACCTACTAAGTTAAATACTCAATTAGTCTCTGAGGATGTTTTTAACTGGGGCGATTATATTTATAAGCAAGCTGCAACACCGCTACCGAATGAGGACATAGCTACCGCTGATATGCGAGCAACTGCAATGGCTCAAAAGTTTATTGAGACAATGCAAGGCACCAGCGAAAAAGATAAAAGAAAGATGCTTGCAGAGTTGCAAAGTCTTAGGATTATTCCTCATAACCCATATAATGAGATAGATGGAAAAATTGAATTACCACAAGACCGACAGTTATTTATTAACGATAAAAAAACAGAATTAAATAATACTGGCGATGTAATCAGTTTTGCTAAACAACTTAATGCAATGAGCAATCCTTACGACGGAGCTATTATCACAGATAAAGCTAAGTCAAAGGATGCTCAAAGGATTACAGATTTAGCCAATCAGTATCGGTAGGAGATTGTTTATCCTTAACTGCTTTTATTTGAACAGGGGTAAGCAATCCTTCTTTAATAATAAAATCAGTACAATCACAAGTATATCTATAGCCACGTTTACGCCAGCAGATAAGTAATAATTTTCCGCCAGCTTCTAACCATGTTTTAGTCAATTTATGACTTAAAATTGTTTTTTTATGGATAGATTTACCGTTTACGCCTGTACTTTGAACGCCCAGAATCTCCCCTTCTTTTAAGGCTATGTAATCAATAATGCCGAAAGCATCGTGACGCTTGCGAGTAAAGGCATTATACCGCTCTACTCGCTCGACAACGTAACCTTTATTTTTTAGAAACTTTATTGTTAGATCGTTGTAATTCTTCCGCACCTTCTCCCCCCTGATTACTTAAAGTTTTTAATACAGATTCTCTGCTCATGTTCAATGCCTCACAGCACCACTTAAAAGACATCGCATGATCTTCTTCGCTGTTAAACCATTGAAGAGCAGATTTTTTCTCCCTTTCATTGCTTTCCTCTAAGTCTCGTTTTGCGCGATTAACAACCGCGACTATTAAATCTACTTCAGGCATATCAACCTCCAGATACTGAGCATTAATTGTATAGTCAAACCCTGATTTTAAACCTTTTTTTCTCATATTTTTTTTTAAATACGTTTAAGTTTAACAACCTTGTAACTACTTCCAGGAACTACATACATTTTTTTTGTTACTTCTTTTATCTCAACCTCCCATTTATTATCCTGACTTCTCATTGTTTTTACCTCTTGAGCAATAGCTAAAAAATCCTCTTTTATTTCCTTTAATTGCTTGTCTAACTCTTTTATTTTTTTTTCGTGCTCTTTCTTTAGATTATTTAATTCCTCATAAGTTTCAAAGATTGCACTATCATTTTCAAAAACTATAATAGATTCTTTGGAATCTTCAGTAATAACTTTAGCTTTTATTTTGCTAGTATACGGCTGATTGTTCTCGACCGCTGTTATAAATTCCGTAGCGATTGCAAGCATCTTTTTATATTCTTCCGGGCTGTTATATATCTTATAGAAAATTAACTCGTGGTCACATTTAGCTATTAGATATCCCCAAGGTAATCCCGTGATTCCTAATTGCCATATTAACTGTATCCTGTAATGCTCAGGGCAAGTGTCTTGCCACTCGTGACGCTTGTACGCTGATACGTTTTTAACTTCTCCAATTCCCCATTGGTTGATGGTTTCATCATAAAGCCAAGCATCAGGGCTTGCTGTAGCTATATCAGTACTAACATCGGCATAGATGGCAAAAGGCTGAACGTGCTTTATTCCAGTTTGCAAAGTAAATTTTTCAAGTATAATACTTTCTAATTGCTTACCCCACCACATCGCATCGGTTTCAATTATACTAGATTCTTTTATTTTTTTTAGCTGGTATAAGTCCTGTACAGATTGCCAAGGCGATTGATGCAGTAAAACTGCAATCTCAGATGAGCCGATAGTATTACTACGGATAGACAGCCATTCCTCTGGATTATTATTTATATTTTCAAGTAGTAGCTTGCCTGTAATCTTTGGTTCCATTATCTCCCCTGATACTGAAAGTCTTTCACATTGTAGTACTTATTATTTTGGACAACAAGAGCCTTACAAGGCTGTTCCCATAATTCTTGAATTAAATTAATCGCCTCGTCGCAATTATTAGGGAGACAGTGCTTCTCCTTGCTTACGTTTTTTACCCACCAATTCAAAGCAATTTGGCGAGCCACGTTCTCATGTTCAAAGCATAATACTTTTGTAGCCTTACGACCTAGTTGATGTTCGGTTGACTTCTCAAAAGCCGTGAGGATAACTACCGGAGCAATGCTGCCTTGTTTGATATGCTTTTTATACTGAACAAATTGTAAATCCCACTCTTCAGGCTCGCTAATAATAGATAAAGATGACGCATTTTCAGTCAATTCTTTAAACTTTTGAGGAGCAGGAAAGCTATAATTACACTCTTTACAAGTAGCTGCATTTATATAGTTAGCTAAGCCACATTCAGGGCAAAACTTGCAGGGGGCTTTATTGTTCTTTTTATCGCTTGTTTTTTTAGTGTGCTGTAGTATATCAATCGGTCCGAATCGTTCGATATTACCGCCGAAGTCTAAGATTAAACAGTCTTTTTTGAACGGAGCTAAGCGACTCCCACGGCCTACTAATTGACAGTATAGCCCGGGGCTTTTAGTTGGCCTAAGTAAAGCGATTAAGTCCGTAGACGGAGCATCAAAGCCAGTAGTTAAAACATCTACACTACATATTGCCCTTAAAACTCCTGTTTTATAATTATGTATAATGTGACTTCTTTCATTATGAGAAAGTCCACCATGCACACACTCAACAAAAACGCCGTTACTTTTTAAGATGTTAGTTACTGTTAAGGCAGAATTTACGTTAGGCAAAAACACTAGCCAAGATTTACGAGATTGGCCAGCTTCTAAAATTTTAGGTATAGCTAAAGGAAGGACATCCCCTAGCCTACTCTCGACATCTTCAGACAAAAACTCACCTTTAGAGATTCTAATCTTTGATGTATCAATCTCACCTTGCATAGCTCGCTTAGAAACAAGAGGAGAAAGATAGCCTTGTTCTATTAGTTGCTTTATATCAATCTCATAGGCCACATCAGTAAAAAGCGCATTTTCTCCTTCGGTGAGTAGTCCTGATGTTGTTCTATATGGTGTAGCGGTAAAGCCAACACATCGAGCCTTAGAATTAATTGAAAATATAGTATTTAAAAATTTACGATAGGTAGTCATCTCTTTAAAAGGAACTAGATGAGCTTCGTCTATTAAAACAAGATTTTGTTTACCGAATTTATCGGGACATCTCCCGGCAGATTGTATGCTAGTAAAAGTTACATCTTTGATAGATTTTTTATTTAGAGAAGCGCAGTACATTCCTATCTTAGTATAGGGTAGCTGCGTCAAT